GCTCAACTCAGAGATAGCACCTTCAGATTTGATCTTGCCTGCGGTCTTACCAGTATCACGTGGACCGTAGTAGTTGTTAACGCCAAGACCAGCGCTATTTTCATAACCAGACATTATATTCTCCTATTAAACGATAGCAGTTGCAGAAGTAGGCAAGCAAGCCATCGTGTCGAGACGCTGGATACCAAAGCCATAGCGAGCACGTACAACGTGTTCATCACGTGCACGATCTTTGTTACGCTCACCTTCCGACTTAGGCATACGACGCCATGCACCCATGATGGGTTTGGTTTGGTCGTCAAGGATACACATACACAGGTTACCAACGCCACCAGCGATAGACGTGGTGCCATCAGAGTAGGTTGCTACGTGCAGACGGTTAGAGATGATGATATCCCAACCGAACAGGTTCATTACAAACCGGTTACCACGAGCCATACCTTGCTGGATGATATTCTGGCCAAACGGACTTACGTCGTTGGTGATAGACATCAAGCTGTTCAACGTAGCTTCTACGACAGGGTCGCAGATGAAGATACGACCTTCAGAAGGTACGTTAGCTTTGTCGAACGACAGACGCGCTTTGATAAGCTGAGACAAACCAAACTTGTTGTTGGTCTCCGTAGAGGGGATCAAGTGCGGGAAGCCGTTAATGTTGTTAGGGCTAGATGCACCAGTACCACCAGCTGCATAGTAAGAGGCAGCTGTCTTCAAGAAGTCCGTTTCAAACTTCTCTTGAATGGCGCGAGTAGACTCAGCAGCACGCTCAGCAAGCAGGCGGTTGATATCAGCACCATCTTCACGAAGGTCATCGGTTACATACCAAGCATCACCAACATATTCGCTGATGGTGAAGGTGATCTCTCCGGTTTCAATCGGGTTGTAAACCAGCGGGGTGTCTTCAGCTGCTTCTTGCAGAGTGACAGTACCAATGGTTTTGATGTAAAGGGTTTCGCCTGATCCGAAGTCAGACACGTTACGGAAGAACGACTCGGGGAGCAAACCGTCGTACAGGTTAAGGAGAATGAACGAAGAGAACTGTTCACTCTCGATAAACGCGCGGGTATTATCAGTAAGTTGCATTTTTATTTACCTTAATTTGGAATTTCAATACCGTGTTTTCGGTAGACTTCATCTCTAATCTGTTTCATATAAGCCGCTTGTTCTTTACCTGTTGCACCAGCAAGTAGCGATTTTTTTGGACGCTCAAGTGGTGGTGGTTCAGGTGACTTATATCCTGGGATAGAGACGCTACCAGTTGTAACAGAAGGCCCAGACTGCGGAGTCTGTAAACCAAACATAGCCAAGACAGCTGCTGGTGATTGACCTGCAAGCTCTCCAATCTTTTGAGGCGTAAGACCAAGTTCCTTAGCCTTAGCTGCAACGACTTCCGTCGTTTTATCACCAAACTTAGCAAGCAATGCATTCTGTGCTTTATCTACATTTGCTTTGAAGCTTTGTGCTTGGTTAGTGTCTTCAAGAACTTTCTTAACGAGGTCTACGACACTATTTTGATCAAGCCCTTGAGTAACCTGAGCTGGTGTTGCTGGTTGCTGTGCAGGTGCTTGTGCATTAGCCAAACGAGAAATAAGGTCTTCCATAGATTGCTTCTTTTCTAACTCTGATTTGAGGGTATTAATAATTTCATCCCTAGCTTGAATCTCTGTCTTTAGCTCGGGGATATATCCCTGTGAATGGGCCAGAGCTTCGAGGGCTTTCTCTACGGTTGCATATTTCTGTTGGCCGTTCTCATTCTTGATAGCTGCTAGCTGGTTGGCAAAGGCATCAAAATTCTGAGAGGTTTGCTGCTGTTCCTGTGGTGCAGGATTTGATTCTTTAAAGATTGACTGGTCTGTCATATATTCCTAGTGTACACTTATTAATCTTCTAATTATATACTAATATTAATATTCTTATTAGTATACTTATATAACCTTTCTACGAAAGTATAATACTTAAAATATACTAGTTTTATAATAATAAATCTATAATTTCATATAAACACCTTTCGTAACCTACATTATCAGCTTGTAGATAAGCCCAATTAGGATTATCATAGGTGACTTTGCTTCTAGCGTTACGATTAGATACTTCCGCTTTATCTTTTAAAACTTCTATTAGGCGTTTACGAAGTAGAGAGGCAGCCTTATAGCTGCCCTCCAAATCAAGCTTCGCTTGTTCGTCTAAACCTTTCGTCCAAGAACTCTTCATTGTTGCACCGGAACTTGTTGCTCAACCATCAAGTCTTCTTGACCTTGGTTGATCAAACCTTGGGTTTCCTTCTGTTCGAAGATAGCTACGTTAGGCTGGAAGATGTCATAACCCTTAATGCCTGTCACATCCTCTACAAACCTCGTCAAGGCTATTGCACTGGTATGGGGTGCTATCAGCTGCGCTATGGGGGAGTTAAACACTCCTATGACATTCTGGAGGTCCTGAGCCTGCTTAGCAAAGTGTCTAGCGCCAATAGGTCTTAGTTTACCAGACGCTGTTATATCAGCCTTGACAATAGTCTGGAATACCTCTATACCAAGGTCATCATCCATAACACGAATAACATCACTACCATCCATGTTCCTATAGGCGACTTCAAGCATAGCATTGAGAGACGGTTCCAGAAGCTCTGTTTCGAATGTAGTGACCTTCTCTTGGAAGATACGACCAGCAGCGTTGTCTAGAGACTGTACCTCAAACGCTGTCTTCTCACCCGGGGTGCGTATACCCATGGCCTGCTTAGGGGCACCAGCATACACTTCCATCTTCTCTTCGTAAAGCTGAATCTCTTGGTTAGCTGTAATGATACCATTAAGGCTCTTAGAGATCTCTTGTATGCTTCCACCTTCGTCTAGGAAGAACTGAGCACCCGGACCCCACTCTGTACCCTCAACCTCTCCGATGATAGCCAGAGGGGGATGTACAACAAGGTCCATAGCATCGGCCTTAAGGTTCTCTAAGTGGTCGATTCTATATTGCATACCAACAAGGTTAGCTAGAGGACCCATAGCCCACAAGTTATCTGGGCGTAGTCTCCAACCAACATGATAGATTGGCACATGACCAAACCAGTTGGGGATCTCTACATTGCGTACAAGAGTGGATCTGTCAACGACAGTAAGGATACGATTAGTCTGTAGGTCACCAGTTCCCTCGTCATGATAATCACCGAAGAACTCTAGGATCTCAACATAGTTTGAGCTGTAGTATTCGTACAGGTTTCCAAACCCATCTACTTGGTAACCTTGGGCCTTCTGTACATCCTCGTAAGAGTACCCAGCTAAACGTGCTCTGAGAGCCTCTCGTTTGTCCACCACGCCCTTCCAGAAGCTCTGGTCAGGGTTAGTAGCGGCTAACTTCTTAAGCTCTCCTACGGTCTTTACAGAGCGTACAATCTTCCATGAGTCTTTAATGGTTGTAGCGAGAGGATTAAACACTATGTCGAGAGGGCTAATCCTAACAAGCCTCGGACCAATATAATCAGGAATACGCTCACCACTATCAGAAACCTTATAGTTAGCTTCAAAGCTGACAGTAGCAAACGCATTACCATAGTCGATATAGTCGTACAGAAGTTTAGACACTTCTTGTCTAAAGTGTCCTTCTCTACACTTATTAGCCATGTAGGCTTCAATAGCCTTAGCCTTTTCTCTGGTGGCGTCTTGTCTGTCATAGCCCCTCCAGACCAACCAGTTGTCGTTAGGGAACAAGCTACTACGATAGTTGGAGTGGAGGTTGTCTCTAATCTGACACAGCTTAGGAGTCGTTGTGGAGTTCTTCCAAGGCAATGATGAGTTAGAAGTCTTGGAGGTATCTGTAGCGAACAGGTAGTCTCTAAGCTCCAACCACTCAGTAATCACTGGGTTGCGCTGCTTATTGTAAGTGTCCCACAAGTGGTGAACCCAAGCAGCTTCATTATCTTGCTGAAGTAAGCTTGTTAGCTCAGCAACTTTATCTGACATTTTTATTTTCCTGTACTATAAAATTTATTTACTTCTTCAGCAAGCCAACCTACTAGGTAGGTGAGAGCCTCATGATTGTCTGGATCTATTGCTATGCCTCTATCGTTCAGGATGTCCCAAGCACAATGAACGCACTCATGTGCTAGCACACCTACGCTGAAGCAATCTCTATCCACAAATAGGGAATAGAATCTGTGGCCTGAGTCATGCTCGTATATTGACGCCATACCAGCATTAGCTTGTGAGATCTCCTGTTCTACTGAATGGTTAACTAGTAGGTATTTGCTTAGCGCCTTAGCATTAAAGCTTACCAGAACCTCACAACCATAAATTGGGATTATTAGCGATTTAACTTGTTTAGCCACGAAATGAAACTCCACCGAATCTTGTATTATATTTCTTATCCGAGAAGAAGTCTGCTACCTTATTAGCGTAACCCTTAGCTGGGGCTACAGCAATAGTCATAGCCGATGCGAAGGCATCCTTGATGTCGTCGTGTGGGGGTCGTGCTAGTACGAGCTCTTCTTCTAGCATAGGTGTCCAACCACCATCGTAATGCCACACTAGCTGGGCCTCATATTTTGGCTCCAGAGCCGCTGCAATACGCTCCTCCTTACTACCCTCCATCCTATTAGGTCTAGCCTCCTCTACAGCCAAGCTCATGCCTTCTCGTTTGATATAATCCTTGATGCCATTGACAATAACTTTCTGAGCAACAGAAACCTCTGCTCTCAGCTTCTTAAACTTCCACTTAGAGTGTAGATCGGCTATATGTTTAAAGTAATCGTAAGTCTTGTCTGTCTTGAATCTATCTATATCTAGGACAAATATGTTGCCTTCACAATCAAGACCTATCACCACAATAGCTGTAAAGTCAGCACCTTTAGACAAGCTAAAGGCGAAGTCTACAGCAGCATATATGTTAAGCTTACTATCTCTGTAATACCAAACAGAACCATCACGCTTAAGGAAGCGTTGATCATAATACTGAAATTTATCTTTACTTATTCTTTCAGATTGAGGGTCATTTGGGTCGTTATAATACTGGGCGTAGAATTGCACCCTATCAGAATATTCCGCCTTGATTCTTGACAATACTTTGATATCAAATCCAAATGCTTTGCCGTCCGATCTGACACGTCTGGGCCAAAGGAATACTCCGTCTGACTCAACGGTGTACTCTTTGATGTCCCAGACAGGCTTCTGTCCAATCTTAACACCTTCGTCATCATAGTCATCATATACTTGTTCTTTCCACACAGAGTAGATATCAGACGGATGGTAGCGAGTCCCACAGGCCATGGTAAGACCACCAGCGTTACGGATAGAAGTAAACTGAGAAGCTTTCTTAGATACACTCTCACGACCATCCTCTGTGTATGCGTTCTCAGGAACCACCAAGTCGTCAGCAACGATGATATCAGCGTGCCAACCTGTGGTGTTGGTAGTTAGCCCTGCCACCTTGATTGAAGCGTCCCTGATGCCTTCCTGTGACCTCCTAGGGTGGTCTATCATTATGCTTGTAGCACACCACTTCTCACGCTTACCCTCTTG